TCAGAAGTTGGAAACTGTTCAAGATTCATAAACATTCCCCCTTAACTGAAATTCGTGTCGCCAGTTGCAGCATACTCTTCTTTTCCGAGAACGATATTTTCCTCTTTCTCATTCATAAGGAATGTGTCAAAGTCTGATACTCCCGGAATGTCTGTGATGAGTGCCCGGACCTGATTGTATATCAATATTCCATCTTTCTTCGCATCGATATACTCCTGAGCGACAAGTTCTTTGAACTCTTTCGAGATCTGCTCAATATCCGTGGTCTCATCATAAGCAAGACCTGTGCAGGTATATGAAATTGTCTTTGTTTCAGCAGCTTCTACAATCAGCTTTGCACAACCGGTCGGAAGGATCCTTTTACTCCTGTCATTCGGAGATACGATATGGTCATAGACCGCCTGAACAAGAACCTTGTTGGCCGGCGATCCATTTGAATCCACGAGGACAAGTTTTACTACACCCGGATTCTCTTCATTTGCAGGAATAACGATACAGTCTCCAATTCCAGTGACCTCTTTCGCCCACCGTTCATAATCATTGTCATTTCCGATGAACGAAGCTCCTTCTGCTTTGTATTCCATATCGATACGTTCCCACAATGCCTCATCACTTTCTTCGTCTGTTCCGCTAGAAATCCAATCTTCGTTTTCTACTTTTGATAGACCTTTGATAGTGGTAAGCGAAAAAGTAACGGTTTTTGCCTTTGTATTCGATTCCTTACCAGGATTCACAGCAGTAACAGGTACCTTTACAGTGCCTCCATCCGGAATGATTACCGTATGATCTGCTGCATATTCAAGAGAAGGACTGTCATCTGTGGATGCTGTACAAAATATAGAGCCCTCCATGATAACAGTTCCTGCCTCTCCGGTAACGGTAACTTCTCCGCTGGCATAACCAGGCGGTTTCCTCTGCACTCCGGCAACCGAGGCGTGAAGATCCAGCCATTCTCCCCATGCGAACTGGGGAAACATGAGCATAAGCGTTCGGACCAGATGGAACTGAATCAGCTCCGATTTTTCAATCGCCGTAGGCATTGTAAAATCATAAGGGAAACCACCGGGCATATCATCTATGCCTTCAGGAAGAGCATTCATCATTCTGCTTTGAATTTCCTCCGGCGTGTTATTGTCAATAAACTCCGGCGGTGTGAATTCCATTCCCACTCTCATCACCTCCTATATAGTTACCTGAAATTCTTCATTTTCTATGCCTTTTACAATAAAGGAACAGCTGACATTGTCTCCGTTCCATTCAAAAGTAAAACCTCGAACATATTCTGTCCTGGGATTTACCATAAGGGCTTCGGTTATGGTCCTTTCCAAAGCCGACTGCACCGCCTCCTCATCCGGCTCATTCAAAGCCTCGTCAAGTTCGGTGCCTATTTCATCCGGATATGCAAGGCAGGCATATCTCTGTGTGAGAGCCATTTTACAGCACCACACTTTGTAACCTTCCATACCGTTGCAGGTTTCCATTCGGTTTTTACCGTCCAGTATGAAATCTCCTTTTTCCACATCCCATGCAACCGTATATCGATACTGATTGTCGCGTTCTTCACTTTCCTGTATGAATTCTGGAGATTCTTCTACCGGGAATAAAGCATTTTCAGACGCCATAAATACCACCTCCACTAAAGCGAACTTGCAGATACTATGACGTCCACAACAACCGCTTCACTCTGTATCCATGCCACAAGCACTCTGTCTCCCGGTTTCAACTTTGGGACCTGAATGGAATGCGAATGACTTCCATCTCCGTATTCATGCCCTCCATGAGATCCTCCAGAAGTGCCAAGGGACATTCCGCATATATGTCTACAGACTGTGTAGTCTTTTTTCGGAATCTTTACAGGGAAAGTGTTTGTTGTAAGGCTGTAATCAGAATTGATCGAGCCAAAATCAAGAGGCAGAGGCACCTTTGATTCATTTTTCATACGTTCACTTAACGTCCTGGCAAGCTTATTCGCTCCGGCGTGATTATCAAACGCCATATAAAACACCTCCTCTAATCAAAACTTCCTTCATCTACCCAGCCCCAAACATGCGTCTGTCCCCAGTTTTCTGTCACAAGATGCCATGGGTGCGCTTTTCCGGAACCGTTTTTAATAGTGATCTTAGCCTTTCCAGGTCCTACGCTGTATCCCTGAGAACCAGGATAAGAAGAAACATAATGCTTTCCTCCATGAAAATTCACAATATCGCCGACATTATAGTTTTTCTTCGGAGCAGCTGTCTTCTTCTCGTATTCCGGATAAGGAACATGCAGATCGAGCGTCATAATCTTGTTATCTGCATCATGCCGGATTCCGATCACATAATAGTAACCATCTACTGTTCCGGCCGTAACATGAACAAGATCTCCTTTCCGTGTCCACGGAATATCCGGTGCCTGTACGGTAATCTCTTCCTGAACCTCTCCTTTGTCATCCAATATTTCCTGAGCAGAAAACTTTGCATCTTCAAGGCTGTCATCTTTTCCTCTTGTTACAATTTTCTGACGAACGCCATATTTTGTTTTGCCGTTCATCGTTGCCTCAACACTACTTCTTCCGTCATCATCTTCCTGGCCGATAATCTTTACCCTGGTAATCATTCCCTCAGTGCTTCTTTTATGGGATATTGTTTTTGTGTTCTCTGCCTCAAAATGATAGACCACCTTATTGTTGGCATATGGAACCACATACACTTTACCGCCTCGATCCTGAACCACACATTTTGTTCCGCCCTTTTTATACGCATCATCCAGAATATCCAGAATCACATCTGCAAGACTTTCTGATTTGTAAGCGAGCTTTGCATGGGTTTCATTCGGACCGCTGTAAGAACCGAGAGGAATCTCCCAGTTGTCGAAGATCTTCGTAATCGCCGACTTTGTTCCGATTCCGGAAGAATAATATATGTTGTCTTGGCTTTCCTGCAAATTATACAGGTTGTCATAGCATTTCACATCAAACCGGTCACTGTCTGAAGAATAACTCGGTTTCCAGGTTGTGATATACCCCCTGGCAACCTCTTCATCTTTTTTTCCATCCGTAGCAAATATTCCGACAAGACATCCGAGCTTTGCTATCGAAGACAGCAGACCTTGTGTGGACTTCTCATTCCTCGTGGTAAAGGAGATTCGGGTGGACAGTTCTTTTTCTCCCTGTTCCCACCCCAAATCATCCACATAATCTTTGATGTTATATTGCTTTCCTTTTTCATCCATTATCACCAGGCGGTACTGAACGTTTGCAATATCAATCATTCCAGCACCTCCTTAGTTCGGAATGGTAAGTACGGTTCCCGGATAAATCCAATGTCCGCAGTCACTTCCCCGCCCTCCACGGTACCTGTTCGCCGTAGATTCAATGACGGATTTGTTTGCATCGTAGATCTTCTTCCAGTTAGAACCGCTGCCACCGTAATATTTTCTGGCAATGGACCAAAGGTTGTCTCCCGATTTTACGGTATAGGTACCTTTGTTTGCAGGCGCCGCCGGAGCAGGTCTGGTATTCGTTTTCTTTACAAATTTGACAATCTTTAACTCATCAGTGGTATAGATCTTCAGATACTTATACCGGATGAACTCAATCTTGTACTCTTTGTTTCCAAATCCTCCTACTTCCTCACAGGTAAAGGAACTGATCGTAACATCGATATTGATATTCGTTCCAGTCACCATAAGCCTGAGTACGGTACCCTTTTCCTGCCAGTTTTGTAACGTTTTTTCGCATTCAGAAGGTTTTACCCACGTTTTCACAATAGATTCCTTCTTCTTTGCTTCACCAAAAAAGACACCTTCCCACGAAATCGTAGTTGGTGTCATCCCTTTTGGAATTTTAATAGTCCCCATTGATAGAATGTCAAAGGACTGATAATTTGTTGAGTTTTTCACTCTGATACGTTCTGGGAGGCTAGGAAATGTAAACCTTCTGCCTCCACTTCCCGTTTCGGTAAGATAAATGTCCATTCCATGCCTCCTTATGCGTTCACTGGCATATTTGAGAATACTTCTCCGAGGCGGTCTGCCAGCTCTCCGCCCAGATCATCGGCCAACTCCTTAAAGTGGCTCTTTATGATTCTCATAATATCCTCATCGCTCTGTCCACCGCCGCCCGAAATTACAAACTGCGGATTCACATTCACATTGAGTTTTACTTCTTTTGTTCCGCTTTCGCCTTCATGCCGAACACTTGTCGGAATCGGTTCAGAAGTATCGCTGTCCTCTTCCGAAATGGCCTGTATTGCATTTTGCGCAGTGTAATCATAGTAAGTAGCTGCAGATGCAGGATTTCCTATCAGGCCGCCTTCCGCGTGCTGTGGGATGCCAAGCATCTGTCCAGCTCTTTGCCATAACTCAATACCACGATTTCTTCGTTTTGCCCCAACAGGAATAACAAACTCTGGTCCATCCTCACCGATCCATGATAATTCCGGTCCATTTACGAATCCACCGTCTGCATGTACTGACGCAGAAACCGTTGCTGTTCCAGTTCCGCCACCGCTGAAGCTGATAGTGGCCGTCGGATTTGCAAGCTGATAGTTTACTGTGATCGTAACCGTTGTTGTGGTTGTAAAACCTGCGGCGAAAGCACTGTTTATCGCAGCTCCAACATCACTGTAAAGCGTAGAAATAGCACCTTGGATAGTTCCCATGGTTGCTGTGATAGCATTTGATATTCCAGTTCCGACCGCCGATGTAACTCCAGAGTAATCAAGTCCCTGTACGGATCCTGCGATACTACTCTGCAGGGCAGTTGCGAACCCTGTTGTATCTATACTTTCTGCCGATGACAATGCTGCTGAAAGGCTTGTGTTCAAGCTGGATGCCGCCTCAGTCAAATCCACTCCCTCTATCGAAGAAGTGATAGAACTTTGTATGCTTTCCTGAAGTCCAGAACCTGACTCTGACATATCGAGTGAAGCCATTGATTCTCCGAGCTTTGTGTTCAGCGTTGTTCCAGCTCCGGAAAGGTCCACATTTTCAAGAGACGTCAGCAGAGAAGTCTGTAAACTGTCCTGCAATCCTGCTCCGGATTCAGACATATCCAGCCCATTCATACTTTCATTGACTTTTCCCATAAGGGTTTCTCCGGCACCAGACAGATCAACATTCTCAATAGATGAATTCACCATACTGTTTACACTGTCGCTCATGTCTATATCGGTTCCGGAAAGTGCAGAGCTCATCTGGTCAGGGAGAGAAGCTGCAACCTGGCTCATTAACTCGGTGATAGCGGACTGCGTTTCCGCAGAAAGTCCATCAAGGTCAAGCCATTGTGAAGCTGTAGAAACATCCCAGTTCTCCACATCAACTCCTGCCGCCATAGCATTGTGCATTGCGGTTCCGAGCTTTTCAGCTACCGTTCCTTCTATATCCGGTAAGATTCCGTCCAGTTCACTTCCGAAAGCATCAGCTATCGACTGCAATTCAAAACTCTCTACCCTCACGGACAGGTCAGTTATCTTTGCCTGATACCCTTCTGTAAGAGCCTGTAACTGTGCATCGAACTGCTCCTGATTTATAGCACCGCTCTGTAGCTGCAGATTAAGGTTTGTAAGAGAAACTTCCAAAGCATCGTCATAAGACTGAGCCGCCTCCTGAACGTTCGTCTGGATTTCAGCAACCAGATTTGCGAAAGAATCCGCATCGAGGGATGCACCGGAATATTTAATCTTCAGGCTCTGGAAACTTGCTTCGGTCTCCGCCTGGCTGATTTGATTGGTAATATCCGTAATCTGATTCTGTAAATTGGTAATCTCAGCCTGCTCATCCAGCGTAATAACTCCGTCTTCAAGAGCAACATTGACTTTTGCATGAAGATCTTTTCCAAGGCTTTCTATCTTGGACTGCATATCTGCATACATGGCATTCAATCCGGTAGTCATGTCGGTTTCATTCCCCGGCTCCACAAGCAGATCTATTGCGGCTTTCGCCTGATAGTGCTTGTCCTCCAGGTACTGCGATGCACTCGAGAGCATATTGTCAACGCCTGCGATATACTCAGATATTTCATTGTCATCAAACTTCATTCCGAGTGACACTTTCCAATTCAGCTTATCCATTGTGCTTACTGAGCTCTGTAGATTCGCAAGAGAATTCTGTGCGTCACTGGCCGCACTTGAGAATTTCGTAAATGCCTGTTCCTGATCCCCGAAGACAATCTGCTTTGCAGCATCCTTAATTTCTTTTACGGATAATTTGATATTTCCAAAGCTGTCCTGCACTTTCTTAGACGCCGCCTCTTGCATCATAGAGGCAAACCTCTCTGCAGATACGGTTGTGTCATTGAATGCGTCTTTCAGCTTGGAATTCTCAAACCTGGAACCTTCCAGGGCATACTTTGATTTCTGCTCCATAAGCTCCGCTGCCAATGCTGCTTCTTCTGCGGCCTGCTTTGTCTCCTCGTAATCTTCTTTGACCTTATTTCCGCCGAACCAACCGGCAATACCACCGATTCCGGCACCAATTAAGCCTCCGACAACCGTTCCGAGTCCAGGAATAACGCTACCGATTGCAGCTCCTAAAGCCGCTCCGCCGGCAACACCACCAACTTTCAATCCGGCTGATGTTCCATAAGCCTTCTTTTCTGCTGCTTCATCGGATTTGATTGCATGATAAGCGTCAATTCCTCCGCTTATGAGTGTCGCTCCTCCGACAATTCCTCCTCCGGCCGCTGCTGCACCAGAAGCAATAAGTCCGGCTCCCGTAGTTGCTGTAGAACCGATTTTCAGACCAAACATACCGGCAGATGCTCCAAGACCTTTCAGTCCTGTTCCTGCCGCTGCAGATCCGATAATAGCACTTCCAAGTCCTAATCCTCCTTCTCCACTTCCGAATATCGTTTTTCCGAGTTTAACTCCTTTGATACCAGCCCCCAAAAGAGGTGTTGCAACTTTCGCAACAAGTGCTGCGGATAACCAGGAAGACAGATCTGCGTCACCGGTAAATATTTTTCCTGCATTTTTGAAGATTCCGGAAATAGCACCGCCGATAGCAGATTGAATCTCAGACGCATTGAATCCACTTACGAATCCACTTGCGAACTGCCGACCTATAGTTGCACCCTCATCAATCGTAGAACCCACGTCGATTCCGAGTAGCGTAAGGATTCCGGCCGATATTCCAGATCCAAGTCCTTTTCCAATATCTTCAGCTTTTAACATAATCTTTTGTTTTCCGGATGAATCCCACCATTCAGAAAACGGTAGATCGGA